AGCTGGAGCAGTAACCATCGTTACATTTCCACCTGTCGCAACACCAGCACCACTTACGCTGTAATGAGTTGTTAAAGTTTTTACAGTTTCAGCACCTGCCGAAGATCGAATAATAACCTGTATGTCAGCCGTTGTTGCTATCTTGAAGGTATAAGCAAAAACTGTTGTGCTATCGTCACCCGAATAGCTATTTTTTATTGTTGTTGTAGAAATTGTCATAGTTCTATTTACTCTATAATACCATTATTCTTTTGATTTTTAAACATTTACTTCTTCTTCTCCATGAGAATATCTCCTACTATTTAGGAACATCTATACCTACTTTTCTTGCCCAATTTTTAAATTTAATAGTAAGCCATATTCTTTTCTTTAGATCGGGTTCTCCTACTATTTGTTGTAATATAACATTTCCTCCTTTTAAACTAATTATAGTTTCCATCATTGATCTATTATTGGCCCAAGATGGTATTCTTTGGGCTGCTGCTTTCGTTTCTATATCTGTAATTTCATGGGCTTTATCATTAAGTATTTTGAATAAATACATTTTAGCATTATATGTAGTTTTTGCTGAATAAGCATCATAAGCTGTAGAAGCACTCCATAAATTAGCTGTTCCACCATGATTACCAATTTTAACAAATCTACCAAATACTGTTCCAACAATAGGGAAACCTAATAATTTCTCTAATTCTTCTTGAACACCTGCCATTTCAACTTCACTTTCATAAGTCTTAAATTTATAAAAACCTTGTCCTGTATAACTATTAATAAACCATTTTAACATTTCTTTATTATAAACTGAATTATCATCTAAATGTTTCATAGCTTCTATAGTAGGGGGAACTGCTTTTATACCAGACCAATCATCATAAGGTGTTACTCCATTTTTCCATCCAAGAACCTGTCCTATTAAATCCAACCAAGGTGCTTTTTGCGGGAAATTACCTGCCATATAAGATAGCATTGCTGTCCAAGGTTCTTTTTTTCCTACTACACTTTCGTCATCTAATTGCGTACTCATAGCTTGATAAAACAAAGAACTTAACATTCTTGCAGTTTCATCTTGTGGTATTCTTAAATAAATTGTTCTACCATCCGAAGTTTGCCCTAAAGGAACAATAATATAATTGTTCATATCATATTGTTTAACACCTAAATAAAGCAAAGCTAATGGTGTACCAAAAGCACCCATTTGCATTGCCTTCATTATAACTTTAGGCACTATACTATAAAAGAAAAATTTACTCATATAAGAAAAAGGTTCTTCTCTAAATCTTGTAAATTCCCTTCTCCAACCTTCTTTTATTGCATTTGAATATATTAAACCTGTATTAGTTATCATGTTAGCACCACCTTGTCTTAAAAATGAAGGTGAACCTATATCTTCTTGAACTCTAATCATCATTTCACCTACATCCATTTTCAATTCACCTCTTTTAACAGCATCAACTAAATACATAGCCCCACTTATTTTTGGCCATCTTTCAGCTACTCTTGCCATTGCACCTAGATGTCCAAAGAAACCATGATCTCCAAATATTTCATGCCATAATTCCATTATAGTACCTTGTGGCACTTCCCATTCACCTGTCCTTTTATTTAATCTTTTAGTTAATGTCAGTTTATTTGATCTGAATTTTCTTAAGAATAATTCTAATTGTACTGTATCATTATCTAAACCTAATTTAGCGGCTCTTTCACCAGCTTGTCCTCTATGACCTTCTGTTATATCAATAAGAAAATTTTGTTCTTCTGCCCATCTTGTAAATTTTGTTCCTCTACCATACACAGATTTAATTGTAGGTATAAAACCTCTTTTCAAATATTTTACCCAAGAATTTCTACCACCATGTTCAAAATCAAAAAATCTAGCATTAGGTAATAACCTTATAGTATTAAAAGAATCTCTACTAAAGTTTACAGGCCAAAAAGCAGGATTGTATTCTGTAAACATTTTTTTAAATGGCCCTGTAAGATTAGTCATAATTCGTGATATTATTCGTATTTGCCAAGGATTTTCTCTAAACATTCTAGTAGCTTGTTTATTGACCCAGTAAGTTGTTAGTTCACCCTTATCAAAATAAGATATTTGTTCCATTCCTTCTGGTGGTTTTACTTTTAGTCTTAATTGTTGTTTTGTAGGTTTTACTATAATTCTACCTATTTGATCTTTTGGTAATAAAAACTTCTTTTCCATCTTATCAATGAGTTTACTAGCTTTATTTCCTTGACCTAAAAATTCATATGTTTCAAATACTTCTTTATTTTCTTTTAACCACGAAACCATATTTCTCAAAACTTCATGTTTTTTAGCTTCTACTAGCATTATCATATCTTTTTCAATAGTAGCTTCTAATGGATTTCTAATAGGATTAAATGTACCAGTTGTTTTACCAATGAAAGATGTAGCTATTTTATTAATCCCATGTTTTTGTAATCTCTTTAATAAATGTTTTACTACATCATGGGTAATATATTGATGATTTGACTTCATTAAATCAATAGTTTCTTGTGGTAATGTCTGTGATTTTTCTAATTCAGCTATAATTTTAGATTGTCTTAATTCATAAAACTTATCCATTAAAGGAATTAAATCTGGATATTGTTTTACCCAATATTCCCATACAGCTTCTATTGATTGTCCTTCAAACTTTTTAAGTAATTCAGCTTCTACTTTTTCATCTAATTTAAAAAATCTTCTAGTGATTACATTCTTTCTTTGATTACTTTCAAATAGATTTCTTAAAAATAATCCTACACCAAATTCATTAATATTATGTCCTAGATTTAACATAGGGTCTAACACATGATGAATCATATCATCTGCATATCTTTTTAATTGGGAATGTCTGTATCTATATCTTTCTATAGATATATTTAAGTCTTTAGCTTGTTCACTATGCCATCTATTAAACCAACCTTTCATAGCATTATTTCTTCTAAAGAAAAATCCCATTGTATCAATCATTTCTGCATGAAACATATCTACATAATCCTTTTGAAAAAGATTTTTAATTTGATCCATAATAGTTTCATTAGCATCTCTAAATTCTTTAGTTTGTTTAGCTATGATTTTAGATATTTTTGTTTCTTTTCCAGCATTTAAATCAATTTGTATATCTTCATATAATTTGCGAAGTGCTGGTTTTCTTTCAATAAAATTAACCCATAATTCAAATGATTTAGGCATATTTAAAGCAACCCATTGTGGTTTTAATAACCAAGCCATCATAAAATCTGCAAATAACTCTCTAGGATTATATCTATACTTTGTATAAACAGGATCATTTTTTGGATTAAAAGGTTTCCATTTATGACTTAAAGATTTTAATTCTTGCATAATCCATTCTTTATTTACAAGTCCTCTTTCTTTAATTTCCTTTTGGAATAATTCTTGGAATATTTTTAATGCTTCTTCTGAAAGTTTAGGATCAACTTTCTTACCATTAATCTTATCTGCTATAGCTTTCATATGATGCGACATTAATCCCTTCATTGCATCTTTAACGACTTGTCTTTTTATAGATTCTCCTAATTTAATAAATGCTTCATAAAATTCTGGTGGTATCTTTTCTCTTGCTTTAGCATCATTAAATATTTTTAATATAGTTTCTGGTGTAATTTTTAATTCCCCTATTTCTTTATTTATTTCCTTCTCTAATTTTTTAGCTATTTCATTTGCTTTCTTTTTAAGTGCATTAATTTCTTTTACATCTAAAGGTCTAGCACCATCATTTTTTCCATCTATCCATTCATTCATAAACCTTTTAAGAGTAGCCATAGAACCAAGTATGTTACCTCTTGCTAAAGTTTTGTTAGGTAGATAATCTATCATATGCCCAATTTCATGTGCTAAAACCATATATAATTTTTCTGGCATTTCTTGTAGCTTTCTAGCGATAACTACTCTAGGTGCTAATTTACCTTTAAATTGAAAATACCCTCTTAATTTTGGTGGAAGATTCTTTATTTCTGGTGATTTCTTTATAAAAACTTCTACTAAATCTATCATAGAATCTAAATCTATGCCTTTTGCATTGTTGTAGATTCTTTTCCAAGCTACATCTTTATAACCTTGTTCTGGTCTACTAGATGTATATTCATCTGGCGGTACTTCAAAATTATTACCATCCCTTGTACTATTAACACGATCATAGTGCATCCCATCCATGTCATCTTTGATCTTATGATTTCTAAAATAAGTATGTGCTTGTGTTTTTAATTCCCCATCAATCTTTCTTGTCATTAATATACCCATAGGTTCACTAGATTTAGGATGTATAAACACTATAGGTTTACTAGGATCACTAGCTACTAATTTTGCATTTTTTACTTTACCATCTACATCAGTAAATTTGATTAATTCATTGTATGCTTTCCGTGAAAAGGAAACATATTTTTTTCCTATTCTTCCTACTAAAGTATCAACATCAGCTAATTCACCTTTTTTAATACCAAAAACTATAGATATTTTTTTATATGATGTATCTAACCCTTTAAAAACATGGTCAATTATATCTTTAGATGTTTTGAATTTACCTTCACTTCTTGTTTCTTTTGAAGATTGAATTACTTTAGCTAGTTTAGGATAGTATTTATTAATAACTAGCATTGAAGGATTAGCAGATGATTTATTATCTACAGAAGTAATTTTAATTTTTCCTCCTACATCATTTACTGCTTGTAAAGGTGTAGATTTATTTACTGTGCCATCAAAATCCTTTATATGAATACCAGTTTCATCTTTAGTTACTTCAACAATATCTTTATCAAATTCACCATTTTTTTGTCTTTCAACAAAATCTTTATCTACAGTTTCATTAACTTCTATTTTTTTATTCTTATTTACTTTAATTTCTATATTTTCATTATTTATTTTTCTTACTTCCGCTTCTAATATAGGTACTTTTAATCCATTCGGTTGTTTAACTATTAAAACACTTTCTCCATTTTGTACTTCTTTACCAACAACAATAACTTCTTCACCATTATTAGTAGTTACCTTTTCATTATTCTTATATTTAGATATAGGTAATACTTTTTTATTAGTAGTTTCTTCTGCTTTTTTCATTAGCTGTGTAGCCAAAGCATTTACTTCATCTGGAACAATACCATTTGCTAGTTTAT